GTCCAATCTGTATTCCATATGTTTGTGACCTTATTCTTATTTTTCATTGTCTTCTTCTTTTTGTTTTTATGGTTTTTGCGAGTATGTTTCAGTTTGAATTTATTCATTTATAATATCAATATATAAAAAACATATAAAAACAAAGAACATAAGAATTACAAGCAATCATGAATTTTCTATATTTTTTTACAGCAGTATCATCCGCATTTGCTCCAAATGTGAGAAACGTCCTTTTCCTAAGTAAAAATTATGAGTTTTACCAGACATTTGAAGATGTAATTATCGAGTCTAATATCGATTCAAAAGTTGATTTTAGTGATGACTTTTCAAAGGAAACGATCAGCACACTATTACTGAATGATGAATACGATTATGTTGTTTCACACGATATTAGAAATGATGATATTGGTCTTATTGTTCAGTCTATGAATGAATGTGGAACTAATAATTTCATTTCATTGTCTTCTGAAAATATGCTGAACTTTGGTGTAAATTCTGTTGAAGGCCTGTGCGACCATTTTAATATAACTTATTGTGATATTAAATATAACGTGCTAACTAAAAATGAACCGACCGAAAAAGTCGGTGTATATTACGATAAGTCTATGGACTTTATTCTATCATCTATAAGCGAACAGGATTTAGCAGATTTTTGTAGTGAGTGTGTCATTGATGGTAAGAACCCTTATTTAGACGAAATCATATATGTGAAAGAAGCAAAAGAAGGCGATTTGGATATGGAAATTGCCGAAAACAATGATGTTGTATCACAATACAGCGAATGGTTTGGAATTTTTCCAAAAGAACAGAAGTGGAAAAATGTGCGTTTCACAATATATTCTATAATCGCTGGGTATCTAATCGCAGAAGGTATTCATAATTTATTTCACCCAGATCTAATTCTCAACGACTTCTGGGGATAGAGAATTTTTATATATGTTTATTTTAAATGTATCAGAAGTATTATTTGAAAGCGAAAAAATCACGCAAACAAAATGATAAAAAGAAAGGTGGTGCTAAAAAACCTTCCAAAAAATCAAAGAAAACACGTAAAAATATTAAAGGAGGTGCGAAGAAGCAAAAAGTGTTTGTTAATATTGAAAAGAGTAGCACATTACCTGGCGTACAAGGAACGCGAATAGTCTTAACTCATGATAGTTCAATGTGGACTTGTACTGACTGTAAGGATGATATAAAAATTAGAAAACGTGCCAAATATGCGAACGGAAAAAAGTTAATTGATAATCAATCTGGATTAAAAGTATGTGAATGTAAGGTGACCGATTAAATAAAAATATATGTATAATATATAATGATGAAAAAATATACTCTAAAAATGAAGAGAAAATTAAAAAAAAATAACAGGGGAAATTCCAATACTAAAAAAGGTGGTAAAAATACGAATATTAATCAAACGCGAGTATTGTATTTTGGAGCTGAAGAAAAAGAAGATGACACCGGCGATCATAATTTTGTAATTCAAACAGAAAATAAATATAATAATTTCAAAAAAGAGTATCAATCTTGTGATTGTAAAATCGATTCTGAAAATCCTTATGGAGAAGATTGTGCAGAAGACGTAGAAGCTTGTGGAAATGAATTAAATTTAAATTGTGATTGTGAGACAAAAAAAGGTAAAGAAAATAGAGTTCATGCAATATGGGATCCTGATTATGATGATCCTGATTATGATGATGACGACGAAACACAGCCACAAAGTTTAGAAGATTACGGTTTTGAACCAACATTTGGAAGAGAGTTGACAATCGATGGACAACACCCAGAAATGTACGAAGATGACGACAATGATAATATGTCACGTGGGTGGATTGGTGGATCAACTCCTGTGGAAGTAGGTGAAAAAAAAACATCAAAATCTAAATCTAAACCCGATATAAAATCGAAAAAGAAAACAAAAACGAAGTCTAAAACGAATACAAAATCCAAAACGAAAACGAAAACCAAAAAGGAAACGAAATCAAAAAAGAAAATAAAAATGGAAACGAAATCAAAAAAGAAATCCAAAACGATAAAGAAAACAAAAAAATCCGAAACAAAATAACTTATACTAATTAGTTTTTTATACAAAATATATTATAATTCGTTTTCTATTTTAGAAACGATGTTATTTTAGTTTATATGATATGTTTGTTAAGAAGTTCCTAAACCTTTTAGTCGTGCTGCTCGTGCTGCTTTTTTTTCGGCTTTTGATAATTTCTTACCTCCAGCACCTTGTCCTTGTCCTGTTTGCCAGATATCATTAGGAATATTAGGATTATTATTTTTAATTTCTTCCAATGTGTTTTGATTGAATAATTTTTTAAAAGCGTTCGCAATATCTTGATGTTTATTGTTATTGTTGTTGGCAGTAATTTGATTTGTTGTCAATAATGTTTTTGCTTCATTATTATTACTTTTATTTATATAATTTATAGCCTTTATTGAATTCAATTTTAAATTGCCACCCTGACCGGGGGGGGTAGCACCAGGAGGAGGATTATTTTTTTTCTCTTCTTGAACTAATCTTTCTAATGCAGCCTTTTCTTTGACCACCTGTGCTCCCCGTCTGCGACCATCCTGTTGTTTTATATTATTAATCTTTTGAATATTTTTGACACCCGCCTCTGTCAGTGTATCTCCAATTTCATTTATTTGTTTCAAATCTAATGCTGTATCCATTTCAAAATCATCAGCAGCAGTTTCTTTCAGTTTCCGTAATTTCTCTATTTCAGCGTCATATTTATCCAAAAATTTGTCCTGTTCTCTTCTTTTATTTTCTCTAATTTTATCCCAAGTATTTTTCATAATATCACGCTGTTTTAAGAATTTTTGAGTTTCAATTTCAAGCTGTTCTTGTTCTTGTTCTTTACGCATTTTTTCCTCTTCGGCGGGTGTTAAACCTGTAAACTGTTCCTGAACATTCACTTTCTGGCCAATAGGACTAAAATCATTAGGCATTCTTGTACCATGGAACATAGAAACTGGAACACCAATTTTACTTAAATTCCAATCACTCAAATCTTGTTTAAAATCTCTTGCTCCATGGAACATCATATCTACATATTTGAGATTTGTTAGTTTGCTACCCCACTGCGCAATGGGTTGATTGAATTTAACAGCAGATTTAAACATATTACTCATCTTTACAACACTTGAAACATTCCAAGAAGAAAGTGGTTTATTATAATTTGTTTCTTCGAACATAGATGTCATATCAGTAACACTTGAAACATTCCATGTATCAATAACACGATTGAACTTTTTAGATTTAGAAAACATATACCCCATTTTTGTGACACGACCCGTATTCCACTGGTCAAGATACATATTAAATGCCTTAGCATTGTAAAACATATATTCCATATTACGAACATTTCCAACATCCCACTCATTAATATTTTTGTTAAACATTGTGGTGTCTTTAAACATCCCCCTCATATCTTGAACATTTGATACATCCCAACCGGAAATATCTTCATTAAAATCAGGAGCATTTGCGAATAAATTACTCATATTTGTCACTTGTGAAACATCCCAATCTTTGATAGGAACTGGTGGTTTATCTCCACCGAAAAATGAAAACACTTTTCTAAGAGCAGGTTTCTTAGAACCATACCAATAAGATATAAGACGAGACAATGAATAATTATCAAGATTGAAATATTCAGATTCATCATAAATTTTTACAGTTCCCTTTTTGAAGACTTTCGCCATCAATGGCAATGGTTCATCACCTTTCAAATTTGTTTCAAGTTTCGCAGTAACAGGTATTCTCTCACCTGCTTTATTTGTAACAAATGCACCAGCCGCAGCTGCCTCCTTAAGTTCCTTATTTTCTTTTTTTATATTGGCAATTTCGTTTTCCTTTTCTTGTTCAAACATGGCTTTGTCTTTACCTTCCTCTTTTGCTTTCTTAAATGCACTTGTTTTTTCTTTTTCTAATTCAAGCAGTCTTTTATTATTTTCACTTATAACTTCTTGAGCTTCTCTTTCAGATTCTATGCTTTTTTTGCGCATATTATTGATTTCTTTCTCCTTACCTATCTCTATTCTTTCTCTTTCCATTTCTGCGGCGTTTGCCGCTGCTTCTGCTGCGGAAAACGCAGCAGAAGCAGCTGTTGCTTTATCTTCTGCCTCAGCTGCTTGAGCTTTAAAAGCCGTAGCAGCGGCTTCTGATGCGGCTTTTTGATCAGCAGCATTTTTTCTTTCTGATTTTAATTTTGTTTCTAATTCACCAGAACGCACCTGCGCTGCCGCCTGTTCACCAAGCGCTGTTGAAGCAATTTTTCTTGCTGAATCTAAATTCACCTTCGCTGCCGCCTGTTCACCAAGCGCTTTTGAAGCAGTTTTTCTTGCAGAATCTAAATTCAATTCATTTATACGAGATTGTCTTTCAATATCTTGACGCCTTCTTCTCTCTTTTTGTGCTAATTCTGTGACTTCTTCTCTTTCTTTTTGTGCTAATTCTATGACTTCATCTCTTTCTTGTTTTGCTTTTTCAGCATCATCCTTCGCCTTCTTAACTTTTTTAGAATCTGTGTAAATGGACTTAATTGCCGGCTGTAGTCCAGCAGATCCACCTGGTTGAATTAAATCACTATTAAACCGAACCCTACTTCCGACATTGGTCTGTGAACCATTGACAACACCACCTTTCTTTGGTACTCTCTTAACCTTCTTGGTATTTTTTTTGGTATATTTACGTTTTGATACAGGTGATTTTTTACGAGTTAAAATTTTCTTTAACATTTTTACCACCATATTTCCTTTATATAATATAGATATATAAAAAAACACAAATAAAAAAACACAATAAATTGTGTAAATGTTTTGCGACTTAACGTCGGCTTACTCATTTTATTTTTATGCGATATATTAGTTATTTTCATTAAATCTACGTAGTGCTGCTTCACCAGCTTTTTTCAGATGATCTTTAACAGAATTTGTTGAAACCATAGAAGATTTACTTCTCGTCATAACACCAGTAGTATCACAACCACTCCATTTTTGAGCAAATTGTTTACGTTCTTCTTCTTGTCTTTTTTCTAAATTCTTACGCTCTGCCTCACATTGAGTAATCTTTAATTGAATTCTAATACGTGCTTTCATATTATTCTGTGTATTCTTAATATCTAAAGAATCAAGCAGTACTTTTAATTGGTCTCGATTAAGAAATTGTCTAATATCAAATAGATCATTATTCATCTCATAGTTTCCAGCAAATGTGTTCACTAACATTAAAGAATCATTATTAATATTTGATAAATTCCATTTAGAAATATCATAATTGAAAGTTGCCGCATTATTGAATATAGAAAATATATTGTTAATATTCGTCACTTCTGATACGTCCCATTCATTAGGTTCGTCATAATATTCTATAATGAAATCCTTCATTTCAGAATCACATATATAATTTACGCAAGTGTAGAGTGAGTTATTAGAGAACTTAAAGTTCATAGAAAATTCTTTACGCAATGACTTATTTTTAAAATCATTTTTTATGTAAGTTAAGTCTCTCTGAAATATAAATGGATGAATTGTACATTCAAAATCATTAATTTTCAGAGATTTTAGATTTTCTCCCTTTGGATCATCATAACGGTGTTTTAGTAAATGAAACATATCATAAACATAACCATCATCTAACATAGCAGGTATTACTACAAGTTGTCCTGAAATAGGACAGATAATATCTGGTTTATAACCATTGGAAACTTCCTTGTTTTTATCATTCAAAACGTGAATATTCGCCATAACACCTTAAAATCGCACTAAAATATAAAAACTGTTTCAAGGTCGTTTTTTTAATATTTTAACAATTTGATTGAAGATATATGTGTTTTTTATGTGTTCATTATATAATAATGACAAATTCAATTCAAGATTTGATTGCTCGTCGTCGTTCTCTTTTGCTACTAAGCACGAATACCGATGTTAAAAACGGAACTTCACTTCTTGAAAAAAAGAAAAGGCACGATTCTCGAGCCTCAGCCTGAACCAGAGCCTGATCCAGAGCCTGAACCTGAATCTTAGTCATTTCTTTAATTACGCACTCATTGGAGCACTGATTTTGGG